ACACACATAGTGTCTTCTGAAGGTTTATTACCTTCATCAGTTAATTGATCTTCAGTATATAATCCATTTGATTCAATTTCATCATTTAGTGAATTTTGTAAATTAACACGAAATGGTTCAACTGCATAGTTTCCAGACTCATCGAAAGTTCTTTTAGCAAAATATTTTTTAATTTGCGAGTATACTGAATCATCTTGTAACTTCTTAGTTACACCTTGATCAACCTTGAATAATTCAACGAAAGAAGTATCATTAAAATCATTTATAGATTTTTTAGATAATTTGAGTGTTATTTTAAATCTATCAGCACCTGGTGCAGCAAAATTAGTAAATCCTTTTGCATTATCAAACAAAGATGAGTCATTATTTGCATTTACTACTTCTTCAATTATATCAAATCCAACTCTATATGATGGATTATTTTTGTATGGATCTAATATTATCAAAGATGTTGATACATCAACAAAAGTTCCACGAATAAAATATACACCTTCACTAACTCCAAAGGCAGAACCAGTTGCAGAAGCGTTCTCTAATGATAGGGTTAATATAGTTTCACCAACATTTAAAGTAGTATTTCCATAAGTTACACTCTCTTCTAAAATTAAAACCTCACCGTCTGGGAAGGATGAACTTAAAGTATCAGTTCCAGATTTATTATATTTTACAAATATAGTTGGTTCAGTAACACCTTCGTTTGGTGGTAGAACATAATTTTTTATAGTTGCAACAATACCAGAATTTTGACCTCTAACTCTTATACCTTTACCATTATTTTTTGCAATCAAACTATCTAAGTATATTGAAACATCTAAACCTAGATGATTTGGATTAATTTTACAAGAAAAATAAGATGTATCATATTCAATACCACCTGGTATGACCATCGAACCTTCTTTAAAAATATGTTTTCCAAATGATTCAACCTGATTTTGTAATATTGACTGTAAACCAGTTAATTCTCTTGCCTGTACTGGACTTCCAGGTTTGAAAAGAACTTTATAAAAATTTTTCGCCTTATCAAAGTCGTCATAGTAAGGACTTATATTTAAATTTGTCTTTTGTGGCATTTTAGAACTCTAGTATGATTTTAATGTCCTCTTTTTGTCGAGTGCTCCTGACAATTTCTGGTCTATTATCTAGATAAATTATTTGTCCCGACCCTTTATTTATCTCAGAATCAGACAACCCTGCTTGGAATCTAGTTCCAAGATTTATTAACTTATTTCCAGTTGGATTAGTAGATATCCCTGAAAATGTGGTCATAATCTCACCTGAGAATCCCGAAGCAGATCCACTAATATTATTAGATTGACTTGCACTCTCAAATTGAAATATAACAGCTGATGTAGTAATTCCAACATAATCTGTTTGGTCATATGTTGTATTATTAAAGTAAAGTGATCTATCTCTAAAGTATTTTAAAACTTTAGTATCCTTGTCATAAGATGAAACAAATCCTTTAGAAATTTTTCCTGTATTTGGACTTAACACTAATAATTGCGTTATTTTTTCACCAACTAGTGGAGTTCCTGTCACAGTTTCAAACTTTATTGCCTGTAGTGATGAGAATGTATTATCCGTATATACGGTATCAGTTCCAGATTTAGTTGGATTTTTCACAACACCAACTTGTGCAAATGTAGTATCGCTAGGAAAATCCTTAGTAGAATCATCAAATCGAGAATAAATTATAACCCTATCAGTACCTAACTCAGTGTAAATATCATCTCCATGACCTCTTGCAGGAGGTATTATAGGTAATAACTTTGCTTTTCCATTTGCTGGAGCATTTGAGTTTAAACTATCCAGATCAACAATACCATAAGTATACCCTTTTCCACCAGAACTTACAGTTACATTCGTGATAGTTCCACCAACAACATCTACTCTCGCTTTTGCACCTGTTCCATCACCAACTATATTTACCTCTTGAGATAAATCGTTTGCATAGTTTATACCACCATTTTCAATATAAACGTGTTTTATTTGATTTAAATTTACATCAGAGTTTCCATTTTCTCTTACCGTTCTAATTTGCGAATCAGTAGATGATGACCAATTATTTGGTACAGTAATGAACTCTGTTGAATCAAATTTAATAATATCACTAGGAGATACTGTAAATAAGTATTTCCATTTATATCCATCACCACTATTACCTGCTTTTGATGGTTCAAGATCGGTAAATGTTGGTTCATCTTGTGATACATTACCTAATGGATTAATTCCTGAAGAACCATTGTCAATGCAAATATAAACTTTGAACTCGGAGTTCATTACATAATAATTGGCATCATATAATCTATTAGATTTTGTTAAAGGACTTTGATTTGTAGGACTATAATCATCTCTATAAATCTCATATCTATTACCAGATACCCAATCTACTCTTCTAATAAGTCTTCTAATATTAGCAGACGATACTTTTTTACCGAACATCATTGTATCACTACTATGCCTTTGGTAGGCAAAACTATCTGTTGGTGCGGGGGTAGATGTATTCCAATCACTTGATCTACCAAATCCCACTAAAGTTTCTGCACCAGTAGGATTTGCTAATCCCAAAAACACATAATATGAATTATTTGTATCTTCTACTGACGCTACAAAATTATTTGCATTTAAAATTCTAAATTGATCAGTAACAATTGCCGACATCGTATCTATACTTTTCTTTCTATTTATAGTGGTTTCTGCATCAAGCTATAATAGCCCTTATTGAACCACTATTTCTATGACCTCTTTCTCCAAGATTATCATAACTCTTTCTTTGTATCGTTGGGAAAGTTGTAAGTCCAGAATTTACAGTCAAACTAGTAACACCAATAGAGATTGGGTTATTTGAACGTGCAACATCATTACCATACACTCTACCCCAACTTAATTTACCTAGAGGAATTGCAGTGCCAGTAACGCCTTCATATATTCCTTGAGTGCTAATACCACTGATAGAACCAGCACTATTAGTATGAACATGACATATTACAGTTCCTTTTGAACCGTTAGTCGTTATAGAATGAACAACATAAACATTATCAAGGAAAGTTGTTCCAACGCCAACGACTGATGAATTACCAGGTTCTACCGATGTAAGTCCATTTCCCACTTTTGTATCAGTAATTAGAATTGGATACCCTACTTGTAATGTATTTGCTGTGGCATTTATTAATTGACCATCACTATCTTTAACAACTGCATGATAATCAAATCTAAGTGCAGGACCTCCACCACTTCTAGTAGTTTGAGTAATACCAGTTACAATTCCAGTATAACCTTGGAAATTAGATAATCCAGTTAATTTCTCTGTTTTAAATTTAGGTAGATCGATTATTACCTCTGGTGGATTGCCAGAACTATACCCCAATCCAATATTAGTTATTGTATGTCCAGTTATTTGCCCATTTGTAACAGTTAGAGTTGCTGTTGCTGTTGTTCCTACACCAACACCAATTCCAGAAGGTGGTGCTGCTATGCTTACGCTTACTACACCTTCATATCCAGAACCTTGTTCGGTAATGTTTAGGGAAGAAACATATTTTTGAGTTCCAACTCCAGCAACAACTGCTTCTGCAGATGCAGGAGTATGTATTTCACCTGAAGTAATCAAAGCATCAACCGAGTCAACTGTAATTCCAGAATACTTATTTTCGTAGAATAAGGAAATAGCATCATCAACAAATATTCCATCATTCAAAGCAGTTCCTTTCCCAGATGTAACAGATAAATCACCAATTATTTTTGATGTAGGATAAATTTGAGGTTCTAAAATAGATCTTGATTTATTAATTACTTGACCATTAATTTTGAAATCAGTTTTTTGTTTAGTCCATCTTATTGGTTTTTGATTAGTTTCATCAATACCAAGTCCAGTATAAATGTCAGTATCAAGTATGTCTGTATTAAGTATTTCTTTTACTATTCTTTCTTTTTGCTGTGATGTTGTTATTCCAAGTAAGCTTTGATTTTCAAAAACTCTTAAATCATCACCTATTTTTATTGTCTCAGAAACATTTTCAAGTTGAACATCTATTCCGTCAATTCCCTTGTAGAAGAAAATATCTACTTTATCATTATCATTAAGACCAGAACCTGATTCTCCGCTAGGTGGTTCTGTGAATGTAAATGTTGTTCCACCTTGGAATTGGTATGCTTCGCCAGGTTTCTGTAATACACCATTTATAAAAATAAGTAATACAGCGTCTAAGTCTATTAAAGCAGAACGAGGATCAGTTAATACTTTTTCAAAACTTAATAGTTCACCATTAAAGAATAATGGGAATCTTGTTCTTATACCATCTTGAAGTACTTTTATACTGTCAATAGCATCAATTTCACCAAACTGCCAAGCAGAGAACTTGTCATTGAATATTTCCAATACTTCTAATTCAAATTCCTGTATTGGTGCTGATAAATGAGCAGCAGTTACTAAACCTACAGGTTTAAATTTATCTCCCTTTTTGAATGAGTGCCCTGCTCTTGCAATTTCAAAATCTTTAATTTGGAATGTTGTAGATCCAATTCCAACAGTGGTTGATGCAACACTAACTCCAACATTTAATAATAGATTTGATCCAGTATCAGTAGTAGCACCAACTCCTAGTCTTGATATACCTTCAACTTCAAGATTCTCATAGATTGGCTCAGGTATATTAATTTGTGGATTTACATATCCAGTGCCAGGATTAGTAATTGTAAAGGATAGAGTACCTCCAACACCCACAGTTGCCTCTACAACTGCACCTGTTCCTCCTCCACCACCTTGACCAACATTTATTGTAATTGTGTTTGTTGTAGTTGCTATTATAGCAGTTTGTATTCCAGCAATAGGATCAGAGTTAGGGAAACTTGTTTTAGATACTGCACGAGGATATGGATGGTTTGAGAAGTAATTATCTTTAGAACATTGGAATATTAATCCACTAGTATCAATACCAACTGTATCACTTGTTGTTAATGTATGACTTGGTATTGTTAGTATAAGTTTACCTGAATGTGATTCATAAACTGCGTCAGTCGCAGTAAACGCATCTCCAGCAAAAGTACCTTTTCTTATTGAACCAATACCTGCACTTACAAATTTATGTACATATGCAATGTCAGTAACACCTATCGCAACACTACCTCCTCGATAACCAGAACCAAATGTTAAATCTTCATAGAATTCATATACATGACCACCACCTTGATAAGTATGTGGTATTGTGCTGGCACCTGCTCTTACCTCAAAACTTCTCTCAGATACAATACCAACAACAAATAATGGTCTTTCGTGGTCTTGGAAGATGGTTGTTGTAACTCCAACATATCCACCACCACCAATTGTTTGAACTGCAGTGGCAGTTGCTGAAACAAAGGTATGAGGATAAACATCACCTGGATTAGATGCACCAACATTTACTCTAAATGTATTTGTAGTAACGTTGCTTACTGTTAAATATTGATTTGCAGCAGGGTCAGTTGCTCTTGGATAGTATTTGGTTGATACATTACCGTCTAATGTACATGTGAACCCGATTGAATCTGTTTCAAGAACTACAGCATCACCATTTACTAACCCATGATTTGCAATTGTTATTGTAGAGATACCAGTTACACCGTCGTAAGTAGCATTAGTAGGTTGTCCAACGACAGTCTTAGGACATCTAAATTCTAATCCCTTTAATTTAACTGAAGTGGGTCTATCTAATGCAAATCCATGAACATCATTAGTTGTGACAGTGATTATTCCAGTATTATTATCATAATCAGCAGTTTGAATACCTATATTGAATCCTGATGATGTGCCAATACCTACAATACCTGTCAATTCACCATTACTATTTTTCTCTGCCCTTACTTTAGCACCATTTAATGGAGCATATCCTGTACCTTCAGTAGAACCAAGAGAAACAATAAGACCACCTCTAGGTATTTGGTTTTGATTTATATCAGAATCTGATACTATAAACTGTCCATTCTCAGAGGTTATACCTGTAAATCTAATTGTTGAAACTCCAGAAACTGTATCAGCAAGAATATTGTAATTGTTTGGATTTCCTGTATTATTTGTTGTATCTGGTGTTTGGAATACTCCATTAATGAATACAACTCCATTACCTATTCCAATACCTGCAGATGTATGTGCTCCACCAACTTTTAAGTCATATGCGGTTGTAAGACCAGTAAAAGTATCTGAGATATCATCAAATATCATATTTGTAGTATAATCTTGTCTTAAGAAAGTTCTACCACTAAAGTTTGCTTTTACGAAAGGTAATTCAGTATCTGTTCTTCTTGAACGAGTATTTCCTTTAGGTGGATCGATGAAATGGATTTCACTATCAATAATATTAAATGATCCTCTATGTACCCTGACAGTATCACTATTATTATGTGAAGTAGCACCGATTCCTAAAACACCTCTTTCAACTCTTACTGTTGGGATCGTTGAAATTCCTAAAGATATATTTAATTGATCATCTATCTCTCCACTTCCATCTGATGTACTTGAAAAACCAACTTCAATAATCTTCATGTACTCATCATCTATTTTCAATATATCAAATGTAGATATCGAACTGATGCCACTCAAAGAGAATTGTGTTGTTGCAACACCAATGCTCACATCTAACGTGTAAGTTAAATCTGTAAATGTAATTGGTTGTTGTACTACACCATCTAATCCAATGATAGTCTTAGATAATTTGTTTGACATATCCAACTTGTGGGCATTACCAGCACCGATACCAGTAAATGTTATTGCAATACCTGAAGTAATATCTTCTCTTGTTGGGAATAATTGGAATGTATTTTCATCTAATGATTTTGCAAATACAGTTGTAGGTAAAATATCAGTAGTAATACCAGAATTATTAATTGTTGAACCAATTGATAGTGCAGTTGCAGCAATTCCAATAAATGTTGATGATGGTTTATATGAAATTTCTTCATTAGTATTGAAGAAATGATTAGGAATTGTGAATGTACCTGTAGACTTTTCAAGACCTACACCATCAGGATTAAATGTTTTACTATAGACTGGTGTGCCTTCAAAAGTTAAGTCAAACTTAGTTTTATTTGCTCTTCGACCCTCAAGTCCATCAAAGGTTGATAATAAAACATCTTGTTCTACAGCACCATATCTTAAAGGAGTTGGTAGATTATCGAAATCAGTTGCTGTATATAAAATTTGATTATACGCTTGAACTTGAACTGCATCAACAAATTCTGTATCAGGAACAAAAAGTAATGAAATATTATCACCATTTGTATCTGATATAAAAGTACCAATTCCAGAAGTTGAACCTAATGATACATATGGATATTGAACAACTAGAACATCTGCAGCATCTCTAAGAGCAACAACTTGATGAATAGCTGATGTTTGCCCAGTAGATACCCTAACTAATGATTTGACAGTACTATCTAAATTTTTATCAATAGTTGCAAAAGAAATAGAACCACCTACACCAACATTAACAGTAGATTCAAATCTAGCACTTCTTTCAGCACCTATAGGTTGTCCTGTTGTTAAAAATCTATGTGTGCCGATTCCAGCAGTTGTTGTTCCTAAACCAACTATGTTTGCTTTTGCGTCGAGTGTAGCAACTCTATCATTTTCAATTTGCAACTTAATAATATCATTTTCCATTCTAGTTGTTACAACACCAACAGAGTTTGTAGTAATAGCACCACCAGCATCAATGTAAACTTGTGAGGTAGTTGTGTCTACACCATCAAAATCAACGGTGACTTCATTATAATTAACTTCTTTAGTTACAGAATCTTGTACAAAAATAGTAGCGTACAATCCATTAAATTCATCCTTATTAAATTCAGCGATTGTTGTAGTATTAAATCCTGTAGTAGCAGATTCTATTCCTACATTTGCACTTATTAAGTTGATACTTCCAATAACACTAGTTGTAACACCTAAAGAATCATCATCATAGAAAGTTTTAACCATTTTAATATCATGGTCTTTTGTAAACTGCTCAAGTGGATTAAACAATAAATTTTTTGTTCCATCAAGTTTTATTTCTGTTTCAAAATTTCCTAATTTTGAATTTCCATCAATATTATCTAAACCTATTCCACTACTATCTGTCGATTTTTCTAATAAAAGTACATCATTTTCAGTCGTAAGAATAACTAATTCACTCAATTGTGTGTCAAAGGTATCAGGATCAACTACTTGTATTAAATAATGTACAAACTTTCCGTTAATTTCATCAAGAATAGATGAATTTGCAGCAAAACCTACACTAGAAAACTCACCACTTATGTCATCGTGAATAAGAACTCTATTTGAAATACATTTATTAAAGTTAGTTAATTTTTTCTGGGATAATATTAGAGTTTTTGTTTTATTGTCCAATCTATTATAATCCAACGCAAAATCAAAGTTATTAATTGCATCAACTCTATTATCATCACTAACTATATCGAGAATTGTAACATCAATTGCAGGTATAGTAGTACCAATTCCTACATTAGTTTTAGTTTCTATAAATGTATCTGCAAAGTTTTTTAAACCTGCAGGATGTATAATACTATTCAAACTATTTGAGAATTTTTCCCAAGAAATAGGACTCTTTACAGAATATGATAAGTTTTGATAATAATCATTGTTAGGGGTAACTTGAGTATCGTCATTTAATTTACCAATATCATCATTCCATCCAATATCTTGACGACTTGAAAAATCAATTTTAAATTTACCTAAATTATTCTTCAATCCAATAATTTCTGCTGATACACCAGTTACATTACCCGTTATTCTATCACCCTTTTCGACAATACTTAATCCATCTAATTTGATATAGTCATCTCTAATTTCTACTACTTTTAGATCTGCTTTTTCACCATTTAAAGTAACATCTTCATTTTTTTGGAATGTTCCTCTAGTAGTAACTGGAAGCAATTCTGGGTAAATTTCTCTATTGATAATTGAGGCATAACCAGACTGAAATGTTTTAGCGATACCAGGATTTGTAGTAACACCTGCTACACTATATTTTAAAATAGTGGTAGTTCCTGGTGTATATGATTGAACTTTAAAGAATTGGAAATTATGGTCAGCAGAATTAAAACCATCTCCTGTAACTTCACCACTTGAATTTCCATCTTGTTCTGTGAGAGAACCAGCCTCTCCAACTCTTTGTA